GCGCCTGCAGGACCGCAGGCAGTCGTTGTGGGCCGATGCCCGCAAGTACGTGGAGGACGCGGCCACCGAGAACCGTGACATGACCCCGGAGGAGCAGGGGACGTGGGAGCGGCTCATGGAAGAGATGGACAAGGTCGACGGCCAGCTCGAGGGCGTCCTGACCGCGGAGAAGCGGCAGTCCGACACCGACAAGGCGTTCGACGCGATCGGGAAGCGCCCCGCCGAGTACCGGCGCGGCGGCGACGGGTACGCCCACCCCGCCGATTCCGATGGGCGGGACATCAACGCGGAGATCCGCGGGCTGATCCGCGGCGCGCAGGGCGCGGCGCGGTCGCTCGAGGTGAAGCACCAGGGCGGCACGTTCGGCATGGAGGAAGTCCGTACCCTGCTGTCGAACTCCGGCACCGGCACCGGCGTGGTCCCGACGGACTTCTACGACCGCCTGATCGCCTACCTGATCGAGGTCAGCGGCATCATGCAGGCCGGGCCGACAGTGCTGAACACCTCCGGCGGGGAGACGCTGCAGATCCCGAAGGCGACCGCTCACGTGTCCGGCGCGGTGTTCGGGCAGGGCGCGCAGATCACCTCCGGTGACCCGACGTTCGCGCAGACGACCCTGTCGGCGTACAAGTACGGCCGGACCATCTACGTGGCGCGTGAGCTGATCGACGACAACTCGGTGGACCTTTTGGGTTACCTGGCGATGCAGGCCGGCCGGGCGGTGGGGAACGCGTTCGGGTCGGACCTGATCCTCGGCGCGGGCAGCACCGTCCCCTCCGGGCTGACGTTCTCCACCTCGGCGTCCCCGGGTGTGACGGGGCCGACGTCGGGCGCCGGGCCGACGGGTGTCAACTGGGTCACCGGCGGCCCCACCTACGCGAACCTGGTGGACATGGAGTACTCCGTGATCGCCCCGTACCGCCAGTCCCGATCCTGCTATTGGATGTGCGCGGACAAGACGGTGGCCGTTTTGCGGAAGCTCACCGACACGGTCGGCCGGCCGGTGTGGGAGCCGTCCACGGTGCTCGGCTCGCCGGACCTGCTGCTGGGGAAGCCTCTCGTCGCCGACCCGTACGTGCAGTCCGTCGCCACCGGGAACTTCTCCCTGTTCTTCGGCGACTTCGCCCAATTCTTCGTCCGCCTAGTTGGGGGCATAAGATTCGAACGTAGCGACGATTTTAAGTTCGATACGGATCTTGTGAGTTTTCGTTGCCTCCTGAGAGGAGACGGAACCCTGGTGGACACGACCGCGATCAAGAGCTTCAAGGGGGGCTGACACCTCTCTGGTGATATAGTGAGACCGAGCGGAAAGCCCTCCGCTCGGTCTCTGCCAGAACCCTGTAGAGGAGGGCGCCAGCAATGCCTAAGCCTATTCGTGCATGTGCCGCCGGTGACTGTGACCGTAAGGTGTACGTCCGCAGCTATTGCAGGACGCATTACGACCAGTTCATGAAGACCGGCGAGATAACGCCGATCAAGCCCTACATCAGGTCCTGCGGCGGCTGCTCAGTAGAGGGCTGTGAGGGCAAGCACGCAGCCAAGGGCTACTGCAAGGTGCACTACAACCATTTCCTCCGGTACGGCCGCCCCGGTCGTGTCAGAAACTGGAACCCGGGCGGCACATGCTCGGTGGACGGCTGCGAGAAGCCTAGCCACGCGCAGGGCTACTGCAATGTGCACTACGCGCGGGTTAGGCGTCACGGAACGGCTGGCACCGCCGAAGCGATGAGCTGGGCGCGGAACTCAAAATACGACGGCATGACGTGCGCGGTAGATGGCTGCGAGCGGAAGCCGAAGTCTCGCGGGTGGTGCAACATGCACTACCAGCGGTTTCGTTATTCTGGTGACGCGGTCGGCAAGTGGGGCGCGGACCCTCGCAAGAGCCAGGGTTTCATCGGCTCTCAGGGCTACCGGACTCGCGGTGACGGGAAGCTGGAGCATCGGGCGGTGATGGAGGAGATCCTCGGCCGCCGGTTGGAGAAGTTCGAGAACGTGCACCACAAGAACGGCATCCGTGACGACAACCGGCCGGAGAACCTGGAGCTGTGGGTGACGCGGCAGCCTGCGGGCCAGCGTGCCGAGGACCTGGTGGCGTTCGTGGTAAGCCACTATCCGGCGCTGGTGCGCGAGTTGCTTCAGGCAACTACCCGGCTCAGAGGAAAGGATTGACCGATGGCGAACCTGCCTCCGCATCAGACGCCCGATGGTGGCGGCACCGACGAGCAGCAGTCGCCGCCGCAGGCTGCGGCTGGCGTGAAGATCGCCGGCCTGGATCCAACGCTGGAACCGGGGAACTACGCCACTAGCCTGTTCGGTTCGGCTATCCCCCAGTCCACGGGTGCCCCCGGAAGTGGCGGCCCGGCGAACCAGGCGGACCCGACGCTCGAGGACGGGCAGAACTACGAGGGAATCTCCGGCCTGACCCCGGCGCACACGGCGAACACCGGCGCGCCTGGCAGCATGGGCGCGCAGAACGTGGCTGGCGGCGCGGACACGATCACCTACACCCGGCCGGGGTCGGCGATCTCGGGGACGAACAAGACCGACACCGTGCAGGACAACATCTCCGGTCACAACGACTGGACGCAGGCGATCGACGGCTCGTACGGCGGTGGCCCGCAGCTGCCGGGGGTGGCGGGGAACATGCCGGACGGGACCGGCGCGGGCGGCGGCCGGGTGCTGCGCGGCGGCCGGGCGGTGGGCTAGCCGTGCAGGATCTGTCGGGGCTGCCGCTGGCGAAGACGGCGCTGTGGGTGTCGTCGATGTCCGGCGGGAACACCACCAGCTCGAACGCGAACGCGATGTCGGCGCCGGGGTCGGTGCCGGTGGACCCGATGCCGGCCGCGAGAGACACAGCGGATCCGGCGGTGGGGCCGATGGAGGACATCCCGGTGGGGAAGCTGGCGGAGCGGATCGATAACTCTTACAGCCCGTCGCCGGTCACGTGGAAGGGGACCCCCAGTGCCTGACGCACCTGACCCGATCGTGTCGCCCCCGGGGCGGGACTGGCAGCCGTATGACACCTCCGACGGGTCCGGCGACGCCGGCGGGTGGGCGAAGGTGGGCGACAGCCCCCCGGGTGGCTCGCAGGCCCTGTTCAGCACGGACTACGGGGACGGGCCGGGGCCCTGGCAGCAAACCTGATCCCGCTGTTCAAGGTTCACGTCCCGCCGCGGGAGGAACTTCTCCCGGCGCTCGCTGAGACCCTGTACAGCGGCCAGGTGGGGCAGGGGCCGAAGGTGGAGGAGTTCGAGGCGGCCCTGGCCCCGGTCGTCGGGAACCGGAACGTCCTCGCCGTCAACAGCGGCACATCAGCGCTGCAGTTGGCGCTCCGCCTGGCGGGGGTCCGCGGCGGCAGTGTGGTGACGACGCCGATGACGTGCGCGGCGACGGTGCTGCCGGTGCTCGCCGAAGGGGCGCGCCCGGTGTGGGCGGACATCGACCCGGCCACCGGGAACATTGACCCGCTGGACGCGGAGCGGAAATTGGCCGCCGACACGCGGGCGGTCCTGGCGGTGCACTGGGGCGGGCAGCCGTGCGACATAGGCGCGCTCACAGACATCGGCCGCCGTCATGGGCTCCCGGTGATCGTGGACGCCGCGCACGCCCTCGGGGCGTCGTGGCGCGGGGAACCCGTCGGCGCACCGTCGGCGGACTTCACCTGCTTCTCACTGCAGGCGATCAAGCACATCACCACCATCGACGGCGGCATCCTCACCACCAGGGACGCGGCGGACTACCGGCGCGGGAAACTGCTGCGCTGGTACGGCATCGACCGGGACGCCGAGCAGGCGGACGCCCGGGTGGACGCGGACATCCCCGAATGGGGCTACAAGTTCCACATGAACGACGTGGCCGCCACCATCGGCGTCGCCCAGCTGGCGCACCTGCCGCGGGTGCTGAAGGCGCACCGCGGCAACGCGGCGTTCTACGACGACGCGCTGTGCGGCCTTATGCAGGCCGCGCCGGCGCGGCGGTACTCGGAGGGCGCGTGGTGGCTGTACACGCTGCTGTGGCGCGACGGGGCGCAGCGCGCGGCGTTCCAGGCGCACATGCGCGCCCGTGGGATTCAGGTGTCGCGGGTCCACGGCCGGCTGAACCGGCTG